CTACTGTTAGAGGTTTAAATTCCTCTAGAAGATCATTGTAGTCTTCCATAGATTCTATCCCTTCCATCTGAGAAGATAGGTTCATCATTTCATTGTACACATCTTCAGTGTACGGTACTGCGAATGGAGTGTCTCCAAAAGATCCGCAGATTTTTCCTTCAATTACGTTAATTGTGATCATAGTTATTGGTGTTAATTGGTTGCTAATTTACTAATTTTTAACGACTTAGCAAAGCCATACCCAGTCTTTCTGGATATGGCTGCTAAGTTAATACTACAAGGTTTCCCAAGTATCTCTATCTTTCGCCTTCAAGTAGATGAGGACTTCCTTCTCTAGTTCTGGGTCCATATTCTCATAACTTTCCAAATGCTGGATATAAGATAATAGAGGTTTAACTTCATCTGCAAACTCTTTCAAGTTGTCATACTCAGCTAGTTCCTTGATATTTACAGCTACACTCTCTCCTACATCGGACAGTATGAATAGCTCTGCACTTTTAGCTTCTATCAGAGCTGCTTTATCATCCACATCTTTTATGGACTCGCAATACTCTTGAAATTGAAACACTTTCTCTACAGTAGTCATTACTGCTGTTTTTCTGATCCTCTCGAACCTGAAGTTAGAATACGTGTTATCTCTACGTGCTCTAAGTCTGTCATACACCTCTTTAAGTTTAGGATGAAGTGCTTTCATACCTTTTAAGAATTTGTAATCTTGTATATCTTCCAATTTTGAAGCAGTATACCATGATATTAATGAGTCGTCCATAGTGAATCCATTGTTAGGGGTTGATTGAAGAAAGAATTCTGATATGTGTTTACAGTTAATACCTTTCTTCATCAGCTTAACTTTGTCCTCACTTATACGTAACAGCTGTGGGGTGTCCCAAGTGTCCGATACCATATTTTGGTATGTAGCCCAAGGTTTTCCTGCATCTTCGCCAGTTCTATGTGTGAACCTAGTAGCTGCAGAGTCATAGAAATATATAGGCTCTTTAGCATTGTCTGACCAACTAGCATGGCTAGAAGATGGATACACACCACTGTGTGTAGGAGCCATATCATGAAGAAGTTCAGCTGCAGTGTGCAACTCATCCTCATCAGCCTTAGTACCATAATAAATCCTATTGTCTGTGACCATAAGATTCTTAAGTTTAGGCTCAACTTTATCCCAAGTATAGTTCCTGTCATCACTACGACGGTCATCCGCTCTTAAAGTGTAGGCTACTATCGTTTGGTTTACCTCTCTACGCTCGGCGGGGCTTAATCCAGTGTTAAGAGCAGTATCTGAAGCTGCTACTTCAACTTTCTTGAAGTCAATTTCCCAATCTTCAGGAACTTCAACTTCATCATAAGAATGATACATTGCAGACTTAGTAAGCTGCGCCATAACTGCTGCGTGCTTAGCTTTAACTCTAGCATGCTCTTTCTGTAAGGCCGCTCTAGCGGTATCAAGAGATCCAGCTATCTTAGGTAAGAACTTTGCATCAACATCATCCTTAGTTAAAACCACTACAGCATTATGATTCCATGTGTCAGTAACGTTCATGATGTATGCATCTGTAAGTCTATTGAACGCAACTTCGTCCTTAAAGTACACATGTCTAGCATCAAATCCATCCCAACCCATAAGTTCATGTCTAGAGATCTCACCTTTACCGTTAGTCGATTTATATGACAGCTTTGTAAGTTTAAAGCCTTCAAATAATCTAGATGGTATGTGGTACCTGATTCTCTTATCTCCAGGGAATGTAGGCTTTATCATAGACTTATCTATAATACGACCTAGCTTCTCAAGGATAGGATTCTCAGTACTACCAGCAATAACAGAACGACATTTAAGGATCCATTCTAAGAAATCTGTCTCATCCAACTCCTTCTGAACCAACTCTGTTGCTTCATTAGACGCTGACTTAATAACACCTTCTACATATCTTTTAGTAGTCTCATTCCATATCACCTTCTCTCTCGATGGGGTAACATCTACACCTTCCTGTAATACAGATTCTACGCCGTAGTCATCAATAACAACTTGTCTGATAGGACATTTGAAAGCAATAGGACCATACAATTGCTCCATTTCTAACTCTCTAAAATCCACATAGCCATAGTTGATACCTGTAACTGCATCCTTATTCTTAACCACTACGATGTGGGGTTTACTATAAGTTGAGTAGTCAGAGATTATCAAGTTATCAGTGTTGTAAACAACATTAGCCTTAAAGTTAATCTGTCTAGAGTACATTTCTTCCTCTTCGTGATCTTCTATGTAAAACTCTACATTGTCTATGTAACTTAACTGCTCTTCAATAGCCTCTCTAAACTTGCTTCTGTTGTGCCTTTTAGTACCAAAGCTTACTTCGGTATAGTTTAGCTCAGAAGTCTCCTCATAGTGGACCTTATCCCCTGTTGTTAGGATAATGTGCGGGTTAATTGTCCCTGTCTTCACATTAAATGCAGGTATAATGAAATCAGTCTTGTAATTGTAGCAATTACACTTAAACCGTCTCCCATTATACACTGTTTCTATTGTGTAGAAATCTACACCAGTAGACAGTGCAGACTTAGCACCTAGACCAAATGCTCCAAAGTTCTCTGAAGTATTTCTCTTGGTAGAGTACCCTAATTCAAGTACCCCTTCAAGTCTTCTACCCCCAATACCAACTCCATTATCTCTAACTTTGAAAGTATCACAGTACCCAGTACCGGTATGCTCTTCATATGTTAAGACAGATGTGTTGTTATCTTGGTTAAGCTTGTCTAAGTCATAGTATGTTTTATCGAAGTTACTATCTTCGTATTGCTCTCCTCCTCTCTCGATGTAATAGTCTTCCATGACTTTTTCACCTTTAAGAATCTCTAAAGCAATCTCTTTTTCTCTCTGCGAATCACACGCATTTGTCACTAACTCTCTAATAGTAGAAGCTATGGGCATAGAATATTGGGTTGACTGTAATATGTCAAATACCATTTTCTCTGCTCCTTTGTTTATCTTCTTTGCTACGCCGGCAGAACCTTTTATAGGCCTGTCAATTGTTTTTATGCTCATATCAATTCTTTTACTACGTTATAATACTCTTTTTCATACTCTGATAGCATCTCTTCCCCTATTGGGAATACTCTACGCTCTGCGTGAGCATGTATCTGAGATAGATATGGTCTTCCTTTGCCTGCCTTCCACTCCGCTAGCTTCTTCTTTATCCATACATCACTATTTGTGAAGTCATGATTATAAAGGGAGTAGTAGTGCATTCTTAGGCCTTCATACATACCAGTTGTCTGAGATTTAAATCCTCCAAATATCCCTTTACAGGAATAGTTCCCATAGAACACCACAATTAGAGCTCCTGGTTTCATGTTGAGTAGTATATCCTCTGTAGGATCCCTTCTCTTCTCTTCATGTGTCATTTTTAATTGTTTTAAACAAAGAAAGGGCCCTAAATGGGCCCCTTATTTGAGTTTATATATACTTTACAATGCTTTAATCATCTCTATAGTCTTTAGTACATGCCCTTGATTCTTGGGCAGGTATAATATAGGGATGTCATCTCCAGATTCACGCAAATGATTTTTAAACAGCTTCCATTTTAAGGGAAATGTGTCATTTGCGTATCCTTTTACTTCAATAATCCATCGGCCGTTAGGGTCTACGAAATCAGGTGTATAGGTAATACTTCTTACCTTAAACGTGTTATTCATAAATTGTCCCCTGGTAATACTCCTGGTGCTAGGCTCTATACTGTCAGAGTCAAATTCAAATCCTTCCATAAGGACGAATTTTCTCTCTTCATATAAAGCTTTAATACCTGCCTCTTCTAATTTTATATAGGCGAATAGTTCTAGTTTAGACCTAAACTTTATACCTTTATATGTCTTAGATGTTGCGTTTCTTACCTTCTTATTTCCTTTGGTTTGTTGTCGTTGCATTACAATTATCTTTCAGTTAATAGCTTATTTCTGTAAAACTCACCGTCTAGTTCTTCAATTTGAAGTAAGAGACTTTGTTCCTTTGCATCTGCCGCAGCATCTGTTTTAAGGTCGGCTGGTGTTCCAGTGCCTAAGTTAGAAAAAATTGAAGCACAATCTTTCAATAGTCTGTCTATTTTCTGTCGTGTCTTTGCATCTGTGTAATAAGGTGTTGTCATATCTGTAAATCTATTAAAGTTTTAATCCCTCCATTTGCGTGAAATTCAGCTATATAATCTGAAAGGTCTTTACACCGATATATATCAGGTATAAATACATTTGAGAAATGATACTTTTCTTTAATCTTCATAGCCATGGCTTGCCCAGGGTTATCAACATTAGTGTAATCGTTATCATAGAATATAACTATCTTTTTAAATCTCGTCTCAAGGTGTGCAATTAGTTTTTCATCAGGCATAATCATTTCACTCTGAAGAGCTATTGATGGTATACCCATTTCATATAAACACATTGCATCCTTGAGAGAAGAAGTAAGAATAAGCAAATCTCCTGTATCCGGTAGTTGTTTGTAGCCTTGTACATGCTTGTTGGTAGTATTACTGGTCCACTTATGATCCCCATAAGGGCAGTATATTTTATACTTTTTACCAATTCTGTATGCATAGGTCAAACTACTACAGCTGAATCTATCCGCATTAATCCAATAATGTGAAATAGGAGAGACATCAAATCTAAGTAAAGTCTGTTTAGTAATCAAATATCTTTCCCAAAATAATTGATCTGACTTTGACCAAGGTCTAGTCTTCTTCTTAATGATGGTTACTTTCTGAGCTACAGGCTTCTTATTAGTAATAATAGCCATATATCCCATAGTAAATAACTTACCAGCATCTTTAGAAGTTAGCCCAAGGTTAAAATCAGTGTCAATTATAGTTAAAGCTTCTATAAAATTACAAGAATACTTATACTTAACATAGCTAAAGCAGTCAAAAGTGTGATCAGGGTGACCAAAGTCCTTGTATAAGAGTTTTCCCTTCCAGGATACTAAACTTACACTTGGACTTCCGTCTTCCCTAATATCACTACAAAACTTCTTATTAAAATCTATGAAATTTGGGCAGTAGTATTTGAATATATCATACTCGCTAATCTTAGCAAGTATAACATCCGTGTGAAGGTGTTCATCACTTCTTCTGCTCTTTATCATAGGTTCTAATTGCTATACCCAAGTATCATTTTCATCCGACGCAGTTTCATCAGCTGCAACTACTGCTAATTGAGGTACGAATGTTCCCCAACCTAAGTCAGTGTTAAACTCTGCATTGAAACTACCATAGTCATCATTAAGAGACTTAACGAATAGGTCATCTCTCTGAGGCTTAACTCTACCAAAGTTCTTAAGGTATACAGACTGGTATTTACCATCTTTAACACCGATAAGAAGTCTAACTTGGTTAGAAGCTAGCATAGAAACTAAAGCTTTAAGCTCTGTTGTATCACCTTTAACTATCTTACTCATAGTGTCAAATGATACTTCATCACCATACGCTACGTTAGCCCATCCTTTGATGAAGTTAATTAGAGTTTCCTCTCCGGTATAAACCTTACGAGAAGTCTCTGGGTTTTTCCACCAGTCGTACGAAGGAGCTCCTTCTGACCAAGTTGATTGCCCGGTAGAATTCATCCATTGGTTCTTACCTGATTGAGATACTCTCTCCTTATTCTGCATAAGAATTTCCATACGTGTAGTAAGGTCTTCATTCTTAATCCAGAACGTTAGTTTGAAGTACTCTTCTCCACTGAATTCTACAAAGTAGTTAGGTTCAGCTTTCACTTTTATACCCATCTCATGTAATTCTCCCATTGAAGGGTTAATTGCCATAACATTGAAATTGCTAAGTCCAGAGTATAGTGTTACTCCACCACCTGTTACTTCTTGTTCACTTGAATTGCTTTTAATAGCCATTTTGTTGTTTATTTAAAATTAATTTTTAGTTTTTACTCTTCGTCAAATCCATCACCAAATCCATCTGCCTTTTGCTCTTCTTCCATAGAAGCTTCAAATTGCTCACGGTCATCTGCTTCTTGTGCGAGGTGATTGTCAGTCATATTTTGAACATCTTCAATAGACTCTACTAAGTCTACTTGAACTGGTACTACAGTAGCTGTTGGTGCAACTGTATCATCTACAAAGTTAAAAGACATTTTACGTTTTCTAGACGCTTTCTTACCTTTTAAAACTGGGTGTTTGAACATTTCTGTCATTTCCCATCCTTCTAGGTTGTACTTCTCTTTGATACCTGGACGGTCAATTCCGTTCTCTAGGTCTGCTAAGATCATAGACGTCGTAATAGTTGTTGGTGTAGTCATAGTTGATGTTTCAGTTGTTGGTGCTGTGGGTACGTTTGCTTCAATCATTGCTTTAATTTTAAGCGGTTAATCAATAAAAATCTTTGACCAGTCTAAGGGCATAGTCTTCCCTTTTAAATGTTCGCATCTACTACCTGCAGTAATGTCATCCAAAGAATCAAAAGAAATCATAGTCTTCTCATCTTCTCTGTATAAATATCCTACAGCATCAGCGTTTGCACAGGTAATCTGTTTGATCTTCCCAGTAAGGTCGAGGTCTTTTACAGCCACTTCCTTTCCTTTCTTCTCAAGCATTTTATCCTTAAGGTGTCCAACTAAGATGATGTGATCTGCTAGAGTGTTCAGTCTGTCCATCCATTTTTTGTAGGCTATTCTTAAGTATAAGTAGCCAGCGCCGTTAGGCAGTGATAGGACTGAAGCTCCAGGGTTCTTTACATCAAAGTTCTTACCCATTGGAGTTTGCATATATAGTACCTTAGCATCTAATTCACACCATTCCTCAAGTTTTGAGATAGTATCAATAGCTACGTACTTATATGGCTTATTCGCGTCATGAATTGCTTTACCGGCTTCTCCAAGCTCTTTCAAACTAGTGACTTTCACCTTAAGTGCGTCAACCATGTCTGATCCATCTTCCAAGTCAATAATTAAACAATCATCAAGCTGTGATAATACAGTGGTTTTACCAATCTTTGGTGCCCCATATATTATCATGTTCTTTGGCGACTTTCTAGACGCTTTAATCTTTTTTTTAGGTAGTTCCATTTTAGGTTCTTTCTTTAATTGTGAATGTACTCATGTCTGCTTCATACCCTATCATACCAAGTAAACCATCGCGGTTCTTCTCCATATGACAAGCTAATAATCCTTTAGGGTCTTCCCCACAGTACTCGTTAGTAATACCATAGAGGTCAAAAGGTCTGTTTAGTATTATAACAACGTGTGCATCTTGTCCAATACTATCTCCTCCAAATATATCAGTAAGTAAAGGCTGGTATTGGTTACGAGCCCTATGTTCCTGTTCTATATTACGATTCAACTGAGATAATAGGATGTTTACAACTCCAAGCTCTGCCTGCATAAGCATACAACCCTTAGATATAGCGTTAAGCTTTCTAAGTTCAGTCTCCTCATTTCCTCGTATCAAACGAGAGTGATCAAATAGATTTATTACAATCGTATCTGGGTGAGCCTCTTGTATCTCCTTATTGGCGCTCATGATGTAGTCCATTGTACGAGGTATGTTGTTGAAGTATATAGCATAGTCTTTATACTTCTGTACTTTGGCTGCATAGGTTCTAAAGTCCACATCAGATAGAGGTGTATCAATTGAGAATAACTCTCCCAATTGTTTCTTAACATCTTTAGCTGCTGAACGCATAACCTGTTGATACCCTGGCATTTCAAAGGTCCAGTACAACACGGTTATATCCTTCTCACTATTAACATCAAGTACATCAAATATAAGTTGATTACTAAAAGCTGATTTACCTACACCTGGTCTCCCAGCTATCACATACATTTTACCTTGTTGAAGTCCACCAAGAAGATTACGATTTAACCTCTTCCACGAGGTGGGTAAGACTTTACGTAAACCTAATTTAGCTTCTCGTACTACTGCTATAGATTGCTTTACAGCTGTACCTATACTTTGAAAGCCTCTAGATTTGTAAACATCATAGTCTTCTGGTAATTCTTTCTTTGTCGTCTCCTCCATTGTCTTCTATATTTGCATACTTTTCCCAAGTATGATTATTAATCCAAACTTCTAAGTTCTGTAGATATTCTAATCTATCTCTGTCAACCTTTAATTGAACGCCTAACAGCATAAGTACTCTTTTGTGTACATGCTTTTTATTTAAAACCACCTTCCTGTATCTATCTCTAGCTCTAGCGTTAGCTTTGCAGTTAGGATCAGATGCGTGTAATATCCGGGTGCCTCCATTCTTAGTGGCAACCTTCATAGGATAGGTCATTAATAGCTCGTTAAACATTTGTTCAAAATCACTGGAGAATAGGTCTATAAACTCTTGTCGTATTACAGATTCCTCATGCGTTGCTCCTAGTTTTATAAAACCTTTCTCCTCTAAGCTTGCCCAATTAGGAGACAAGTTCAGAGATCGAATGGTTTTAAATCCTTTTCTATATAAGCAATACAAAGCCAGATAATCATCAGCACTGAGGTTGTTTTCTACAAGTAGTTCAACATCAATGTTAATTTCCATATCTAAATAGTCTAATGTTCTTTACATACTTGTAGTTTACTAGCTCGTCGTCTTCCATTGTTAGTTTGGTAGACCTAAAGCTTAAGTATACATGGGTCTCTGAAGTTAGGAATCGTACAAACGGGTTGGTAAGTACTAGATATATGATAACTAAAAAGGTACTCAAAGTTAAATTTAACATGATTAATTAGGTTTAAAGGGTTAAAAAATGGTTATATCTCTATAACCATTTTACATTTTTTAAGTTTTTAACGCTGTTCTTCAGCCATTTTTCTTCTTGGCTGTCTTTAACATAGAGGATGTAGATTTTACCAACCTTTCCCTCCTGAAATCTAATAAGTCTACCAACACGTTGAACCATTGATAGAGATTTACTAGTTAGTCCGCAAACTACGCCTATCCCTGCATCTGGAACGTCGAACCCTTGGTTAAGGGCCTTAGTTGAGCATAGTACAGGCTTAGTTCCATCTCTGAAATCCTTTAAAGCTTGATCTCTCTGCTTCTTAGTCTTACCACTATGGTATACGGTTGAGTACGGTTCAGTAGCTTCCGCAAGCTGAGTAGTGAATGCATTGGCCCCGCCAAACACTAGAAGTTTCTCTCCAATGTTACCAACTACAAGTTTTTGTAGCTCGTATATCTTCTGACTTGCGAAATCAACAATCTTTTTACGGTCTCGAATGCAAGCATAGAACTGTGATGCTGCCTGCTTACTTGATGGTGATGCTGTACTATCTCCTAGAATTCTCTTAGCTTCATCAAAAGCGTCAAAGTTTCCTAGCTGAAGTTTCCAGTAAACGAAATTCTTGTTTACTTTTGTGTATGCAGCTTTCTCATCAGTAGTAAGTTGTACAGGAATGCAATTAATCTCGTAAGGGGCCACTAGTCCTAGCTCTACACACCTATCTATAGTTATTTGATAGTAAGCTGGTGCGATTTCATATAGCTTAATCTTGTACTCTTCCTCTTCAGGTAAGGTGGCTGTCATACATAATAAATTACTATAAGAGTTATTCTCAAAGAATTTTCTATATTTTAAAGACAATCCAAGATGGACTTCATCACATATTACAATATCGTAATGCCTATTCTTAAGTTTATACGCACTTTGGTAGCACATTATTTCTATGAACTCAAGGCAATATTCCTTGTCCCACTTTATAAACTCCTCTCTAAACTGTTCCTTTAGTTGGGTAGTAGGTACAAGCACAAGTGCTTTTATGTCCTCATCAACCACAAGTGGATCAGCTATCAATTTGTTTATTACATGTGCAACAGCTAGTACTCCACATCTTGATTTACCAAAACCAGTACCTGCTATGATGCTACCTATGTAACCACCATTAGCCCAAGCATTTAAAGCTTTGCTTTGTTCTAGGCTTTTAACTTCATGCATTACGAGGGTTTCCATAAGTTCACAGTTCTGTTAGTTTCAGTATCTAAATAGGCTCCTGCATATACTATCAGGCCTTTTTCTCTAAGTTCTGTAACACGTCCAGTTACTCTGTTAATGTCCCAACCTAAAGCTTTAGCTATCATCCGGTTAGTGCCAAATCCCAACTCTTGTCTAAGTATTTGTAATACTTCTAAGTGTTTTTGAGTTATCTCGTTGTTTTTAAAGAGCTTTTTGTAAGACTCTATTGATTTATCGTTTACCATTGTCTTAGGTTTAGTTAATAATATAAAGGGCACACATGTGGTTTGTCAGGCTCGACTTGAATCACGGTTTTAAAAGAGGTTACTCACTTCTCTTACCCTTATATTATCTAGTTTATAGTTTGATCTTTGTGTTTCCTTACTGGTTTCTTTCTTTTCTTCTTGTAAGCACTTTTAGGCTTACTTTTAACTTGTGCTTTAGTCTTAGGAATCTCTGTACCGTTTTTAGGTTCATGCTTCTCTTGGTTGACTCGCAGATTATTCTCTTTATTATCCCTTTCATCTCTATACTTCTCTCTTAAAATGATTAATACTCCGAGTAATAATGCTGTAATCGCCGTAGTTACTACTGCAATTACGAATAGTGATAGTGCCATTCTTTAAATTTTACCGCTGACAGTTCCGCCAGGCTTCTTAATAATACCTCCTAGACCTGCGTTCTCTCGAATACTAGTCATATAGGCCTTGCAACACATAGCTTCAGGGGAAATCACTTTCCCGTCCTCTACTTTCATTGTATGTTTCGCCAGTTCTAACTTAGCCCCACATATTTTACATTCAAACTTTGCCATCTTTCTTAACTATTTTAATTTTTATCTCAGTCAAGTCGCAATCTTCTATAAGCATACTAAAATGAGTCATAACTTCAAGTATAGACTCATCTCTGAACTTGATTGAGGCAGGCTGACCGTTAGTTTTTCTGTCGTTTGTGTCTGTTAGTGTTCCTTTATACATAATGATTTCTTAATATCTAGTTAACTTTCAGTTTAAATAGTTTACTTATATTTATCTCATGAAAAAGGAATCAAAGATAATATATTTTTTGTTGATGGCTATAGTTTACACTCTAGCTATCTTATAGCTTATTTACTGAGCTATCGTACATTAGGAGTAGTACTATAAGTACTACGGCTCCTATTAAAAACCATGTTTGTGTCATTTTAGTTCTGTTAGTGATAAGATTAAATCTCCTAATGTTCTAAGGGAGTTTATTTCGTGGGAACCCTCTGTGTATACGTACAGCGGGAATAATCCCCCCACCTCACTAGAGGTTAAAACTATTCCGTGTTTACTGAAGGAATAGAAGGTATAACCTGGTTCATATCCCTCATTCTCTTGATAGTGCTCTATAAAGCCTAACTTTAATAATTTTTTAGGGGTTATAGTAGACTCTTCTCTTTCTAAGTGGTTTTCAATACTTTCCTCGAAATCCTCCTTAGCATTCAGTAGTCTGAATATATCATCCTCACCAGTTGTCAAGTGCTCTGGTTCAACTGCTTGGCTTTTCTTAGCGTCTTCATTTGCAATACGTGAGTCTCTCTCACCCATAAGAATATCTATCCTATCCTCTGCTGAGTCTACTCTAGCGCTCTCAAGCTGTATGAGTTGGTATAGTGCATCTCTAGTTTTACCCCCACCTACCAAAGCTTCTGTAATTTGGTCTAATGCTTTTGTAATTTGGTCATTAATGTTTTCTTGTGTCATTTTACTTGTCTTTAGGTGTTAATTTTTCTCTTTCCCAGTGGTACTCACACGTGGGCTTTCCGTCTACCTCTTTAAATGGCGGGTTACCAAAATATGATTGATAATCGCTAGGATCAGCAGTAAATCTGTAGCATGTCTCTTTTATAGGGCACATACCACCTTCACACATCGCTATATCTGGCATATCATTTATATTTGATTCGTAATTCGTGTATCTCTTCGTCAGCCCAATTGTAACACTCGTGTGGTGTAGCGAATTGTTTAGACAACTCAGTAATCCAGTTACCTGTCTTCTTTCCTCTTTTATAGATTCCGCATATCCAACCTGAACCTGCGTTAGCCAAAGGAGATACCTGTACCCAGTATCCTATACTGAGTTTATGGTCTATATCTCTCTCGTCCATCTTATTCTTCTTTAGTTTTGTTTAACCTCTTACGATTTTTATATAGCCTATTACCTTTACAATAAGGGCAAGTGCCACCATTACGGCAAGACTTATCAAAGGCTTTACTCTTGGTGTATGCTTTCCTTCTTGTATGGCTCATCTTAGTCTTGGTTTAGTTAAAATATATACCTAATTGTATTCCAGGGTATAATACTATTATGAAGTCTTCTAAAGTCTGCAATATAGCCACGCTTTAGGTTTCTTTCATATCTAATATTTTTACCCCCATACTGAGAGATTTTATCCTCTTGTATTTCTGGCTTCCACAAATGCTCTTCAGCTTCTGTTTTGTCTATTAGATTAGCTTGATGTTTGTTCTCGTTATGGGTTAGAAATATAACCTCTGCGAGAACTTGATCTTTGTAATCTACATAGTCATTTAACATTTGAAACAAGTATTTGTAATCCTTTACCCACGTTTCCGTTACAATAACTGGACTGAAATTAACATGCACATCATAGCCTGCATCTATAAAAGCATCAATAGCTTTAATTCTATCAATTATTTTAGATGTCCCAGGCTCATGTATAGTAGACATATGCTGAGGCATAAGACTAAATCTAATACGTATCTTACCTTCAGGATCATACTCAATCAACTTAGGGTTCACATACTTAGTAGCAAATGACCCCATAGCAACAGGATGATCTTTGAAGAAATCAAAGATGTTTTCCCAATCGTGATACTTAAGATGCAAAGCAAAGTCTTCATTACAACTGATGTCGTATGTAGTATAGTCTGCATGCGTCTGATTAGGTTTGGTAACAGATGTAAAGAATGCGTGGTTATTTACTTCTGTAAGTATATCACCAATATTCTGTGCAACTGTTAACCCTGTAGGTTT